ACCTCTTCCCTCCCCGGAGCGAAATCTAAAATTTTTTTCGAGGAGGTGAGAGCGTGGCAAAGCTGTCCAAAAATGAACGGCGCCTGAAGGGCTATATGACCAAGTTGGGCATCTGGAAACCTGAGTACATGGTGACCGTCGAGATCTGCGCAGGACTGATGGATCAGTATGAAACGATCAGCAAAGCCTGGATCGAATCCGGAATGAATCCTGTGGAGTACACGGACACCGGTTCGAAAAAATCCGGTATCGTCGCCACGCTCGAATCCTTGCGGAAAGACATCCTGGCATATCAGAAAGAGCTCGGACTCACGCCCATGGCCATCAAAAAACTGAATGCACAGGAAAATCTCCCGCAGTCTTCTGTGCTCTCTGACGCGCTTAGAAAGCTGGCGTAAACATGGCTGTTTACACTGGCAAGTACATCCGAGAAGTTGATGAGTATGTCGATGGCGTGATCTCCGGGAAGATCCTCGCAAACCATGACCGTGTTCTTGCCTGCCATCGCTTCAGGCGGATGCAGGAGAAATACGAATGGAATCCTCGCGACGCAGACTTCGTGATCGGTCTGATCGAGAGCACCTGGGTGCAGCGACAGGGTGAGGATATGAACGGCGTTCCTTTTAAGGACAAGCCGCTTCTGCTCCAGCCGTGGCAAAAGTTTGTATGCTACGGCATTTTGTGTTTTTACCATCCGGGCACCTCGCTCAGAGTCGTGCATGAGGCGCTGATCTTTATCCCGCGTAAGAACGGGAAGACCAGCTTCGTGGCGGCCTTATCCTTCGCAATGTCCGTGCTCCAGCGGAAGAGTGGCGCTGTCACCTATGTCGTCGGTGCGGCCCTGAAGCAGGCGAAGGAAACTTTCGATTCGTGGTCCTACAACATCGAGCATCACATGTATCCTGGATTGGCGCAGGCCAAGAAAGACGGCTGGAGAGTGCTCGATAACAACATGGAGCACAAAATCGAAAATGAGGACATTGCCGGTGGATCCGTAAGCCTGAATGCACTGGCCAGCAATCCGGACGGTCAGGATTCTTTCAACTGCAATACGGTGATTGCCGACGAAATGCACGCTTATAAGCGGCCGAAACAGTACAACATCCTCAGAGAAGCGACTGCCGCTTATGCCAATAAGCTGGTAATCGGCATCTCGACCGCCGGCGACGATGGTACCGGATTCCTGGCCCAGCGCGTTGAGTACTGTCGGAAGGTGCTCAACGGTGTGATTGAGGATGACCAGTATTTCATCTTCATTTGCTGTGCTGATCCGGATCCGGTGACAGGCGAGATTGATTACACCAATCCCAGGATCCATGAGATGGCGAATCCATCCTATGGCGTGACGATCAGACCGGAAGACATCCTGAACGACTCCATGCAAGCGCTGAATGATCCTCAGCAGCGGAAAGACTTTTTCGCGAAGAAGATCAATGTTTTCGTGTCCTCGCTGAAGGCATACTTCGACATTGATAAATTCAGAGCCAGCAATGCAGCTGCTGAGGCTGAGCTGGGCATTGATCCCGCCTGGACACTGGATCAGAAGATTGCCCACATTCTGAAACTGCCGGTGAAGTGGTATGGAGGCGCGGACCTGTCTAAACTGCACGACCTGACTGCAGCTGTTCTGCATGGGACTTATAAGGACATCGATATCTGCTTTCCGCACTGCTGGTTTCCAATCGTAGCGGCTCACATCAAAGCTGACCAGGACAATATTCCTTTGTTCGGGTGGCAGGACGATGGATGGCTGGACATGTGCAATGCTCCGACCAACAACCATGCGGATGTCGTGAAATGGTTCGTCGCTCAGAGACAGCGTGGATTCAAGATCCGTCAGGTCGGCCATGACCGGAAATTCTGCCGCGAGTATTTCCTCGGAATGAAAGCTGCTGGATTTACTGTGATCGACCAGCCTCAGTATTTCTACAAAAAGTCTGAGGGCTTCCGGCGGATCGAGGAGAAAGTCCTCAACCGTAAATTTTATTATTTTGGCTCCGAAGCCTATGAATACTGCGTGCAGAATGTCGCTGCTCAAGAAAAAACGGATGACATGATCCAGTACGAAAAGATTGAGGACAACAGGCGCATCGATATTTTTGATGCTGATGTTTTTGCCACTGTGCGCATGCTGGAAGATTTGGAAAAATCCAGCAAGGGAGCCGCGTGGTTTGGAGGGGATAAAAAATGAGTTTCAGAGATTTATTCAACCTGATCACGGCTCCGCGTGGCCGTCCCAGGAACCGGCGCGACGTGAAAGGCGCCATCGGTTTCGTCCTGAAAGACGATGATCTTTCATGCACCGGCTACACGCGACTCTGTGACAATCCTGAGGTTTTCACGGCGTGCGAGCGGATCGCGGACCTGATCGCGTCCATGACCATCTACCTGATGAGCAACACGGACGACGGCGATAAACGGATCATCAACGAGCTGAGCAGGAAAATCGACATTGAGCCGTGCAGGGGCATGACGCGCACCAAATGGATGAAAGCGATTGTCATGACCATGCTGCTCCATGGCGACGGAAACAGCATCGTGGTGCCGCACACAGTCGGCGGGATCCTGGGCGACCTGGAACCGATCGCAGCTGACCGCGTGAGCTATAAAAATATCGGCAACAGCAGGACGGAGCACAGGATCCTGATCGACGGCATTGAGCATGATCCGGAAGAGCTGCTGCATTTCACCCTGAATCCTGATCCGCACTACGCGTGGAAAGGTCAGGGCGTGCAGGTGGTCCTCAAAGACATCGTCGACAACCTGAAGCAGGGTCAGAAAACAATCAATGCTTTCATGAGGTCCGAGTGGAAACCTTCCATTATCGTGAAAGTTGATGCCTTGACTGAGGAATTCGCGAGCCCTGAAGGCCGGAATAAACTGCTGGACAGCTACATCCATCCGGCCACACCGGGAGAGCCCTGGATAATCCCTGCTGAGGCATTTCAGGTGGAGCAGGTCCGGCCGCTTTCACTGTCTGACCTTGCCATCAATGACAACATTCAGATGGATAAGCGCACAGTTGCCGCTGTGATCGGTGTGCCTGCATTCCTGCTGGGCGTCGGCGAGTTCAAACGAGACGAGTGGAACAACTTCCTGCAAACGAAAGTCCGCAGCATTGTGCTCGGGATCCAGCAGGAACTCACCCGTGCCCTGATCATCAGTCCGAAGTGGTACCTGCAGTTCAACCTGTGGAGCCTCATGGACTACGACCTGAAGAGTACCAGCGACATCCTTCTGGCCGGCGCCGATCGCGGTTATGTCAACGGCGATGAGTGGCGCGACCGGATGCACATGGCTCCGGCTGGCCTGAAGGAGTACAAAATCCTTGAGAACTACATTCCTGCCGACATGTCTGGAAAACAGAAGAAGCTTGTCGACACTGAGTAAAGGAGGACAACACGATGGATCGCAATCAGATGCGGCAGCTGCGTGCTGTCGTCACGAATTTCACCACGAGGGAAGACGGCGACAATAATCCTCACATCGAGGGCTATTTCGCCGTTTTTGATAGCATCTACGAAATCTGGCCGGGCATGACTGAATCCATTGCCCCGCATGCTTTCGACGGTGCAGAAAACGAAGACATCCGGGCGCTTACCAATCACGACACAACGCTTGTCCTGGGACGGACGATGGCGGGCACGCTGAAGCTCCGCCAGGACGACCATGGTCTGTGGGCAGACATTCTGATCAATCCGAACGATCAGGATGCCATGAACACATGGCAGAGAGTCAAGAGGGGCGACGTGTCGCAGTGCTCCATTGGGTTCGATATCGTCGACGAGGAAGCCGAATACCGCGACGACGGGACCAGCCACTGGACCATCCGAAAGGTGAAGCTCTGGGAAGTCTCTGTTTGTACTTTTCCCGCTTACGAAGAAACCAACATCCAGGCTCGCAGCGCTCAGTGTGCTGAGCACAAGAAGCGCGAAATGGAAGCCTGGAAAGTAAGAATGAAGGAGGTTTTGAAAAATGGCACTGAAAGCGCTCATGCTCCGGAAAAAGATTGATCTGAAGAAGAAGGAGCTGGAAGAGGCCCGCGCCAAGATGGAAGACATTGAAAAGCGCGAGGCTGAGATTGCTGCTGCCATCGAGGAAGTGGCCACCGAAGAGGAACAGGCTGCTGTCCAGGAATCCGTGGAAGCCATCACCCAGGAAAAAGCAACCGCTCAGGCTGCTGTTGATTCCCTTGGTGAAACCATCCGTGGACTCGAAGCAGAACTCGCCACCGTGGAATCCGAGCAGGATACCACACCGCCTGAGGAACAGAAGGAACCTGTCCCCGAAGAAAAAGAAGAAAGAGGTGCAACCCGCATGATTAACATGACTCGTCGTGATCGTCTCGCTGAACTGGTCGTCCGCGAAGACGTTAAGGCCATGCTGGCCGAAGTCCGTACCGCTATCGCCGAAAAGCGCGCCATCAACGGTGCGAAGCTGACCATCCCCACTGTGATGCTGGACCTGATTCGCTATGAGGTCGCCGAACGGAGCAAGCTGCTCCGGTTCGTCAATTTCCAGAATGTCGGCGGCGCTGCCCGTCAGAACATCATGGGTGAAATCCCTGAGGCCGTCTGGACCGAGATGTGCGCCAACATCAACGAGCTCGACCTGAACTTCAATCAGATTGAGATTGATGGCTATAAGGTCGCCGGCTATTTCGCCATCTGCAATGCCATCCTGGAAGATTCCGATGTCAACCTGGCCGATGAGCTGGTTCGTGCTATCGGCGGCGCCATCGCCAAGGCCCTTGACAAGGCAATCCTCTACGGTACCGGCACCAAGATGCCCACCGGCATTGTTACCCGTCTGGCTCAGACTGCACAGCCTGCCAACTGGGGTGCCAACAACCGTGCATGGACCGACCTGCATGAAACGAACCTGATCACCATCTCTGCTCTGAGCGAGAGCGGTGCGAAGTTCTTCCAGCGCCTGATCGAGAAGCTGGCTGTTGCCAAGCCCCTTGCCGGTGGCACTGGCCTGTTCTGGGTCATGAACCGCAAGACCCATATGGATATCCTGGCCAAGGCCCTGGCCTTCAACTCCAATGCGGCTCTGGTGGCCAACACCACTCTGATGCCTGTCGTCGGCGGTGAAGTCGTCGAAATGGCCGATGAGCAGATGGCCGATTATGAAATCGTTGGCGGTTTCGGTTCTGCCTACCTGCTCGGCGAGCGTGCGGGTGTCCAGTTCGCGTCCAGCGATCAGCATCTGTTCATTCAGGATCAGACCGTCTTCAAGGGCACTGCCCGTTATGACGGCACGCCTGTCTTCGGTGAGGCCTTCGTTGCTGTGAACTACAACAACGTGGCGCCCACGACCACCGCGACCTTCAAGCCTGACACGGCCAACACCTAAGGCAAATAACAGGACCGGCTCTTGCATGGGCCGGTCCGATCTTTTGGGAGGTGTAGCAAATGCCTGATTGTGAAATTGTCCTCGAGCTGGTCAAGGCCCGCCTGAACAGGATGCCCTGCGACACTTCCCTGGACACCTATCTGCATGCGCGGATCGATGGCGCGGCTGAGGCCCTGCGTAACATCGGGATTAAACTGACGGACAGCCAGGAAGATCTGATGCTGCTGGTGGACTACACCGTGTGGACCTACCAGAACCGCGACAAGCCCGGATCCATGCCCGAGTGGCTGAGGCTCCAGCGGCGCGAACGGTGGATCAGGGAGGGGATCAGGAATGATTCTTGATACTGGAATCTGTACTGTTTTCCGAGCCCACGACATCGCTCAGCCTGGCGAGATGCCCAGAAAGGCATACACACCTATCTGCCAGGGCTGGTATGGTGAACTTAGTTTTGAAACCAGCCCGGTCTGGGCCACTGAAGGACGGAATGAGCAGCGTGTCGATAGCAGGATCCGTATCCTGCAGAATCGCGCGATTGCTCAGGACGATGTCGTGATCCTGTCACAGGTGAACGAATTCCCACCGGGTGCCGTG